AGTCTGGGCGCGGCTAAATCTTTACGGCTACAGCGTTGAAAAGGCTCTGACTCCGACATGGAGGGCTAAAGATGTTTGCTAAAAAAGCATTAGCGGCGTCAGTCAGCACCGAGCCTGTTTTTGTTGAATCCGTGTTCTCGACGTACTTGTATACGGGTAACGGCTCGACGCAAACGATTACGAACAACATTGACCTTGCTGGTTATGGTGGGTTGGTTTGGATTAAAAATAGAGTTGACGGTGCTAGGCATCATGAGCTTTTTGATACTGCAAGAGGAGTTTATAAAGCCCTTTACAGTAATCAAACTTGGGCGCAAGGCAACGATACTAACGACCTCACCGCATTTAATAACAACGGATTTTCTATTGGGTCAGTTCCAGATATAAACGGGTCGGGCAATGCTATTGCCTCATGGACCTTCCGCAAGCAGGCGAAGTTCTTTGATGTTGTGACGTATACGGGGAATGGCACCGCTGGCCGCACTGTTTCTCATAGCCTTGGCTCTGTGCCGGGCTGTATTATCGTCAAGCGCACTGATGCTGCAAATGGCTGGGCCGTTTATCACCGTTCAATGAACGCCTCCCCGCAAGACTACATGATGCGCTTAAACGCAACAGATGCCGCATTTACAACAAGCCCATCACGCTGGAATAACACGCTTCCTACTTCGACCGTGTTTACTCTGAGCGGTAACGACGAGGTAAATGGATCGGGCGGCACATACGTCGCCTACCTATTCGCCCACGACGCAGGCGGCTTTGGCACATCCGGCTCTGACAATGTTATTTCGTGTGGGAGCGTTGTTATAGGTAGCGGCGGGCAAGCATCTGTGACATTAGGATACGAACCGCAATGGATTCTTTATAAAACTACTACAACGGCTCAGGAATGGTATGTATACGACGTTATGCGCGGGATGCCCGTTGGCACTGCGTCAGGACCATATTCGCGGTATTTGAATCCAAACAGTTCGGCAGCCGAAGGCGACGGGGCTTCTTTTGCGCTTACTCCCACCGGCTTTGATATTAAAACGTCTATTGCCAACGCCACCTACATCTACATCGCCATCCGCCGTGGCCCGATGAAGACGCCGACGAGTGGGACGAGTGTGTTTAGTCCGAATGCCGTGACAAGTTCTTCCGGTAATACGACAGTCACAGCAGGATTCCCTGTTGATTTGTCTATTTTGAAATTGAGAGATTTTGCGGACGGCGCTCGTTGGATTGATCGTCTGCGAGGCATTACAAGTTCAACCACTCCTGAAATCAATTCAACTTCGACTTCTGCGGAGTTCACATCCACAGACATTATCAACGCAGGTCAAACAACAGTTCAAATTGGGCCTATTGGAACATATTCGTGTGTCAACTGGAACTTCCGCCGCGCCCCCGGCTTCTTTGATGTTGTTTGTTATACGGGGACTGGAAGTGCTACTACGTTCAGCCATAACTTAGGCGTTGTGCCTGAGATGATGATTGTGAAGGGTAGAAACAACACCTTAAATTGGGTTGTCTACCATAAAAACATGCCAACGCCCGAAACTGCAATCATCTACTTAAACGACACATCCGCCAAGCTGACGGATAGTGGCACATGGAACGCTACTAACCCAACGTCAACAGTTTTCTCAGTTGGCACCGCACAGACTGTCAACCAAAATACCATATCTTTTGTCGCGTATCTTTTCGCCACGGTCGCTGGCGTCAGCAAGGTAGGCAGCTACACCGGCACCGGGACTACGCTTCAAGTTGATTGTGGATTCACCGCTGGCGCACGATTCGTCCTCATTAAACGATCAAACTCAACTGGGGGGGATTGGTACGTCTGGGATAGCGCTCGTGGCATCGTTGCAGGTAACGATCCCTACCTGCTGCTTAATAGCACCGCTGCTGAAACAACAGGCACTGACTACATCGACACCTACACCGCCGGGTTTGAAATCAGCAGCACAGCCCCTGCGGCTATCAACGCCAACGGCGGCACCTACATCTTCCTTGCAATCGCTTGAGGCCAACAATGGAAATCAGACTAAGAACGACCGGCGAAGTTTTAAGCGAGTCAGCGTTTCGCCAGAGCCATCCCGATACATCATTCCCTACGGCCATCACGGCAGTCACGCTTGATGGCTTTGATGCGGATGTTGTGATGGAAGGCCCACAAGCCTCCGGTGGCGAGTTCTGGCAATACTCAGTACGTGACGGGGTGCAAGAGATCAATGGTAAGTGGTACACCAAGTACAGCCTTGGTCCCGTGTTCAGCACACAGGCAGAGCAGGACGCATACGTCGCGCAGAAGACCCTTGAGCGCGCACAGTCCGTGCAGGCCAGCGTCGTAGCAGAGACCCAGAAGCGCCTCGATGACTTCGCCAAGACCCGTAACTACGACGGCATCCTGTCGCTGGCAACCTACGCCACCTCGACGAATACTACCTTCCAAGCAGAAGGCCAGTACGGGGTAGAGGCAAGGGATGCTACATGGTCGATGCTGTACACGATCCTTGCAGAAGTACAGGCAGGCACCAGGCCCATGCCCACAGGCTACAGCGACATCGAAGCAGACCTCCCAGCACTGGTATGGCCGGTATAACTATAACAAGGAGCAGTATGTGGATTACCAAGTCTTGTTCAACCTCGCAGTCACCGTTGCCACCTTCTTCGGTGGTTGGACCTTAGCCCGTATCTACTCCGCCATAGACCGCTTGGACACGGATGTCAGGAACATGCCACTCGTATATGTGGCAAAGGATGATTACCGTAATGACCTCAAAGAGATCAAAGAGCAGTTAGGGAAGATACTAGACAAGATCGACGGGAAGGCTGACAAATGATTCTTGAATCAACCATAGGCGGTATCGTCGGAGGCTTGTTCCGCATCCTCCCCGAGGGCCTGAAGCTGCTGGACCGCAAGAACGAACGCAGGCATGAACTGGCAATGCTGGAGACGGAGTTCCGCTTTGCCTCGATGAAGGCAGAGCATGAGATGCGGAAGATTGATGCGTCCATGACCTTGGCGGAGATGGAAGCGATTGGCGATGCCACGCGGGAGCAGGGTGAGACTGCCCGTGCCGCTGGCTGGTTCGTCGCAGCGATGTCTGCCCTGGTAAGGCCCTTGGTGACGTACTGGTTCGTTGTCATGTACTCCGCCGTGAAGATTGTCACCATGCAGATGGCAGTGGCATCAGGAGCCTTCTGGAAGGATGTCATCATCAGTAACTGGACTGCCGACGATATGTCGATGCTGATGATGGTACTGACCTTCTGGTTCGTGGGCCGTGTGTACGAACGCAACAAATGAAGCAAGCCTTACGCAGTGCCGTGGCGCTGGCGAAGCCCTTTGAGGGGCTGTCACTGGTGCCTTACCTGTGCCCTGCCGGAGTTCCCACACAGGGCTACGGCACGGTCTACAAGCCTGATGGTAGCAAGGTCTCTCTCTCCGACCCCGCCATCAGCGAAGCTACCGCAGAACTCTGGCTACTCCGAACGATGGAGGCAGTCTGTATCAGCGTAGCCAAAGCCTCTCCCAGCATTGTCACTAACCCGCAGGCATGGGGAGCGATTACCGACTTTGTGTATAACCTCGGGATTGGACGCTACCGCAGCAGTACCTTGAAACGACGCATAGACGAACAGGACTACCACGCCGCAGGCGATGAACTGCTGCGCTGGGTCAGAGCAGGCGGAAGAGTGCTGCCAGGTCTTGTAAAACGTAGACAAGCTGAACGGGAGTTAATGCTCAGATGACCACAATAGCTTACAGAGATGGTGTGATTGCGTTTGATTCCCGTGTGTGTGAAGACGATCTCATCCTTTCTGACAGCTATAATAAGTCCTACGAGTCAGATGCCCTGAACATCTTCTATGCCGGAGATGTGTTGATGCTCCCGGCCTTGGTCGAATGCTTGAAAGGCGGTGAGGCTCCGAACGTAGGGGAGATTGAGGCTATTGTCTGGACAGGTAATATCCTGCTCTGGGTGGTGCTGGAGCAGGGAATGTTCTTCAAGACTCCAATGGAACTGGGGGCACGGTTTGCCATTGGCTCTGGCAAAGCTCACGCCTACACGGCGATGGACATGGGCGCCGATGCCGTGACTGCCGTGAAGATGGCAGCGAAGCGAGACAAGAATACAGGTGGGAGTGTGAACACCTTCAGTATTGTGTTCTACGGCTAACGACTACTGATTTGAGGTAACACATGACAGGTGAAGTAACAAACATTCTTGGACTCACAGCAGAACAGATTGCCGCCTCCCGAGCAGCTACCGCAGCTTCCACGGCTTCTGCACTGCCAGCCGCGTTAGAGTCCCCTACAGGCCTTTTTAGCGGTTTCAATCCCCTGAACCCAGCAACTTTTCTGAATCTGGCTTTTGGCTTCTTAGGAGGCCCCAGCAGCATGTCACAAGGCGATCTTCTGGGGATGTACCGTAATTACAATAACGTGTTTGGGACTGGCGCCGGGAGTGCTGCCTCTCCGGAGCAGCAGGCGACATGGGACATGGGAACAGATGCCAATGCTTCCTACCCCGTAGGCTACGTGCAGGATGCTGCTGGCTTCTACCGCAACACCAATGATCCAACCGACTACAACTACTATGTGCTGGATGCCTCCGGCAGGCCCGTACAGACAACACCGCCCTTCGCAGCGGTGCCTAAGCCAACGACCACGGACACCACTAGCTCCTCAGCCAGTTCAAGCTCCAGCCCGAGCGGTGGAAGCTCTGGAGGCATCGACTCCTCGATCCTTACCGGGGACATCGAACTGATGGGCGGGGATACGACTCTCGGTGGCAGCAGTGCGGTTCTCAAAGGCACCGGCTATGTGTACCCTAATGACCGCATGATCACTGAGGGCGCCACACCCACCAGTGTACACACCAACCCCGATGGTAGCCGTGTGGTCACTTACAGCGACGGGGCACAGGTTTGGGACCCTAATGCCAACAATCCTGACTTTTCACAGTGGCCTACAACCCCCACTGGCGGGGCTACGGTGCCGCAGCCTGCTACCACCACTCAGGACTGGACCCCGATCATCAATGACTGGTTTGTCCGCTTCCCTAACGCTACTCGAGACGAGGCTAAGACCGCTGGTGAAAGAGCAGGTATCCCGTCTGAAATCATTGATCAGGTTCTGGCAGACCGATATGGCAATAACACTACTACTACCTCTAATGGGGGGTCTAATGCTAGCACAGGTACTACTGGCACTGCTGATACTGGGACTAATGGTGGCACTTCTGGTGGTCTCCTGAACCTGCCGACACGGCCAGAGCAGTATGTCCCGACAGGTGATCCCCGCAGCCCACAAGGGGAGACCCGCGTAGGCTCTTCAGTCTACAGTGGCCCCGGTACTGGTGTTGTTCCGGGTCCTGCTGGTCCTGCGGGACCTCCCGGTACTCCGGGGGTGCCAGGGGCGCCAGGTCTGCCGGGGATGAGCGCTACTCGCACCACTGATACTTTGTTTGCTCAAGACCTCTTCAAGTTCGATCAGGAATACACACTTATCAATAACCTGTTGACCTACGGCAACCGAGGAATGTTTTCATGACGTATCTGGACCTGATCAACAAAGTCCTCATCAGGCTGCGGGAGACGGAAGTCAGCACCCCTACTGATACTGACTATGCCCAGCTGGTCGGCTACCTCGTCAACGATGCCAAGAACATTGTCGAGGGCGCATGGGACTGGGCAGCCCTCCGTACCACAAAGACTGTCACGGCCTACTCCGGGGATAACACCTACACGATTACTGGCTCGGGCGGAGACTACAAGTTCCTCGATGTCTACAACCAGACCTCCTTGAGTCGTATGCAGCAGGTAACGCAACAGGAGATGAATAACTTTATCAACCTCAACACCGCAGCCTCTGGCGCCCCTGCCTGCTTCAGCCTCAATGGCCTCGACAGCAATGGGGACCAGAACATCATTGTGTATCCAACCCCTGACAGCACCTACACGCTGAAGTTTGACATGGTGGTCAGAGAGCCTGAACTGGAAGATGCTACCGATTCTACGGCCTTGCCTTTCCGACCCATCGTCATGTACGCATGGGCTATGGCAACCCGTGAGCGGGGCGAGACTGGCGGTACGGCAGCACAGGAAATCTTCTCCTTGTCTGACCGGGCCTTGGCCGATGCTGTTGCCTTGGAAGCCAGCAAGTACCAGCATGAGTTGACATGGAGGCCGGTTTAATGGCCCAGCCCCTACAGGCAATCTCTGTCTCCGCGCCGGGCTTCTTCGGGATCAATACCCAGGACTCCCCAATTGGTTTGAACCCCGCCTTTGCCTCGATGGCGGATAACTGTGTCATCGACCAGTATGGCCGTATCGGCGCACGTAAGGGCTATGCCTACATCACCACTGATGCAGCACCGCTGGGGTCGAGTGCAGGCATCGAGGCCCTGCATGAGCATATCGAATCGGATGGCTCCTCGACCTTCCTGAGTGCCGGGAACAACAAGATATTCTCCGGCACCACCACCTTGACAGACAAGACACCGGGGTCTTATACGATCACGGCTAACAACTGGAAGATTGTTTCTTTTAACGAATGTGCATACTTCTTCCAGCGTGACTACGAACCCTTGGTGTATCAGGAAAGCACTGACACCGTCATCAAGATGAGTGCTGTCTCAGGGGCCTCGGGTACGTTCCCAGAGGGCAACGAGGGCATAGCTGCCTACGGGCGCCTGTGGGTAGCTGATCTGCCATCAGACAAGCACACGATCTACTGGTCGGACCTGCTGCTGGGGGCGAAGTGGAACACTGGCTCCGCAGGCTCGATTGATGTCAGCGAATACTGGCCCGGTGGCTGGGACGAGATCGTGGCCTTGGCGGCTCACAACGGCTTCCTGTACGTCTTTGGCCGTAACTCCATCCTGATCTACGCTGGCGCCAATGACCCCTCGACGATGGTGCTACAGGATGCCGTCAGCAACATTGGCTGTGTCGCCCGTGACTCCGTCCAGAACACAGGTGGGGACATCCTGTTTCTGAGTGCACAGGGCGTGATGTCGTTGGGTCGGGTCATTCAGGAGAAGTCAGCGCCGTTGAAAGACATCTCCAAGAATGTCCGTACCGACCTGACCTCCCTGATCCCCTTGGAGACGGGTAACATCCGCTCGTTGTACAGCCCGGAAGAGGCCTTCTACATCGTCACGTTGCCTATCAACAACTTTGTGTACTGCTTCGACATGCGGACCCCGCTGGAGGATGGTTCACACAGGGTGACAACATGGTCCCACATCGAACCCTTGGCCGTGATCCGCCGTCGCAATGGCACCATCTACTTCGGCCACCCGGAAGGGATCAGCCAGTATCAGGGCTTCCTTGACGATGACACGACTTACCAGCTGCAATACTTCTCGATCCCGATGGACTTCGGTAACGCAGCCAACCTGAAGTTCCTGAAGAACTTTACCCTGACCATCATTGGGGGTTCGGATACACAGACTACCCTTAGCTGGGGCTACGACTACACCTATTCCTACCAGCAGCGGATTTTCACCTTCGGGGCTGGGGAGGTGGCGGAGTACAACATAGATGAATACGCCGTAGGCGAGTATACTCCAGGTATCCTCATCAATCGCCCCAGTGTGCAGGGCAGTGGCTCTGGCACCGTGGTCACCGTAGGCATTCAGGCCACGATCAACGACAACCTGTTCTCTATTCAGAAGATGGATATTCTTGCACTCATCGGGAGACTTATATGAGTTCCTATACCAAGACCACTAACTTTGCTACCAAGGATGCCTTAGCGCCGGGAAACCCCGCCAAGGTGGTCAAGGGCGTGGAGATCAATTCCGAGTTCGACAACATCGAGACGGCAGTCAACAGTAAGTCAGACAAGGCAAGTCCGACCTTCACTGGCACCGTCACCGCTGCAACTGTCACGGTGTCTGGCACCTTGACCGCTGGCACCATTGACGGAGGTACGTACTAATGGCTCGTTTTCAAGATATTCTGAGTGGATTGTTGGGCGTAGGTGCCACCGGGGCACTGGCGAACTATGGCCTGCGCGAGACAGAACAGGCAGGCAGGGATGCTTCTAACCAGCTAGGGACACTGGCAGGCCAGATACGCTCTGATCTCCAGTTCAAGCCCTACACGGTTACTACCGGCACTGGCTCCACGGTCTCATCGCCTACGGGGACCTCCATCAACCTGTCGCCTGAGATGCAGGCCTTGCAGCAGCAGCTGTTTGGTGGGGCACAGAGCCTCTTCAACACCGCCGCAGGTCCGGTGCAGGATCGGGCCATGTCGATCACTCAGATGCTGGAAGAAGCGGCAGCACCGAGCCGTCAGCGGGATTACTTGACCCTTGAGAACAGGCTGTTCCAGCAGGGCCGTGGTGGCGTACAGACGGCACAGTACGGTGGCACCCCGGAGCAGCTGGCCTTTGCCAAAGCCCTTGAAGAGCAGCGTGCTATGAATGCCCTGACGGGGCGCCAGCAGGCCATTAACGAACAAATGCAGGCCTACAATGTTGGTGCTGGTATGTTGGGTCAGTCCTTCCTGCCGCAACAGCAGATGCTACAGGCCCTGCAAGGCTCGATGGCGCCGATGGAACTGGCTTCCCGTCTTCAGACTCAGCAGGCCGTTACAGGTGCAGAGCTTGGTCAGGCAGGTGCCGAGGCACAGCTACAGTCCTCGCAACAGGCCAATGCCTTGCGTCAGATATACTTGCAACAGGCCCTTCAGGGTCTCTTCGCTCCGACCTACAGCACTCAAAATGGCAATGTCACGCAGGGGTCCAGCTTGATTGCTGGCCTGCTGAATAAACTGGGCATTGGTTAATACTTCCCAACAGGAGAACAGAATGGCTAACGAATTGGTGCAGGGGCTGCTACAGGGCCTGCTTCAACCACAACAGGGACCGAACCCTGCCGACCTCATGACGGCTATTTCGAGTAGGAACCCGATGGCAGCAGTCTCCGCCATGCAGGCGCCGCAGCTGAGTCAGATGTTTGGACAGCAGTTCCGGGGCCTGGTAGGTGGACTCACTGGTAAGCCAGCGCCTCAGACTGCGAATGAGGCCTTTGCTTCCTCCCTTCAGCAGATGGCCGCACAGCCTGATCTGATGAATAGCTCGGTGGGCTTGGCAAAGATGGCACAGGCAGCCTCCACCGTGGGCAGGACCGCTGAGGCCATGCAGTTCTCGCTGATGGCAAGTCAGAAGAAGCAGGAAGAGGAACAGCTGGCACGCCAGACTACTCAACAGGGGCTAGGGGTTGCCACCTCGGTCAATGCGATTACGGAAACAATTAAATCCTTGGACCCGCAGAAGGATGCTAAACAGATTTCTGAGCTTCTGAGCTTCAGGGATCAGGTGGCGTCGGGAGTGATCCAGCCTGAAGCCGTACAGCCTGCCCTTACTGCCATTGGGGACCGGAACAAGCAGGACACACTGACGGCCAATCAGATGGCAAACCTGTACGGGAAGTTCACTCCTGAAAGCATTGCTGCCTACAGGGCCAATCCCTCGGCGCCTCTGGTCCCGCTGCCCAAAGTACAGGAACAGCAGACGCTGTCGCCTAACACACTGGCTACCCTCTACCGGGACTACACCCCTGAGAGCGTACAGGCGTACATCAAGGATCAGAATGCGGTGTTGGTACGTATGCCGCAGAGCTACCAGGAACTGTCTCCGACACAGCAAGTGGAGACGCTCCAGACCTCGCTGAGTCGTGTGCCGACCTTCAATCAGACCAGTGAGAACATCTCGCAATTGAATCAGGTGAAGAACCTGCTCCCGTTGCTAGACAGCAATAACCCGCAGGCCTTCACAGTCATCAGTCAGGTGATTCCACAGCTGGTAGGCTCCAACAGCAGGGCACAGGCAGAGATTGATGCCTTCAGAAGCCGCAAGGGTATCAAAGAGTCTATTGGTGACTGGTTCTCTTTGCTCGGGGGTGGTACTGCTACCGCTGAGACCAAGCAGAACATCCAGGAAATCATCAACATTCTGGATTCCAACTTTACGGCCCAGCGTATGCAGGAAGTTAGCTCCGCTGCTTCGCCTTATTCCTCTATCCTCCCTGAACAGCGGATACTGGACTGGCAGCAGAATGTACTCAATGAGCTTGTTTCCGACGATGTGGAAAACATTGTGAACAGCGCACTCGGCATCTAAGGACCTTAAAATGGCCGTTACAAGAGAACAGCTAGAGCAGGCAATTAAAGCAACTAAAGCTAAGACGGTTGATCCATCCCTCAGCGATCTGGAGCGGTCCCGTGCCAATCTTGACCTGACCAAGCTGGCAGTGGCGTACAAGCAGCTGGGCACTCAAGAGGCCACGGCGCCCCTGACGCAGGCAGCGAACCCCGAGACGGATAACTACATCGTCAACCGGATGAAGGTAGGCTTTGCCCGGTCGCTGTGGAATATGCTCCCAGAAGGACTGGATGAAAGCATCTTCGACATTGATTCCTCCCAACTCCCCCGTGACCCTAATGCCATCCGGCAGGCTGTCAGTGAGGGGTCCGCTGGCGTGGATGCATATGATCAAGCGCGGGAGGAGGCCATCAACCAGAAGGCCCTTGAGTGGTTTGGTGCCGATCCTAAGCAGATCGCAGGCAGTGACCTAGAGCGGTATGCAGGCATAGCCGCAGAGAGTATTGCGGCGGACCCGGTCATGTCGGTCATGGGTAGCCGAGGCATCTCAGGGCTTGTGGGGAACCTTGTGTCTTCAGGGGTTTCCGCCATCAGTGGCGCTATCGGCTTCGACGTAGGCACCCAAGTAGCCGAGCAGCTGGGAGCAACCCCGGAATGGCAGAAGGTGGTAGGACAGTTAGGCTCCGCAGTCGGAGGCACTACTGTCGGTGTATCTAATAGCCTTCTCTCCGGGGGCTTGGCTACCGTAGGCAAGGGTGTGCGGACGCTGCGGGAAAACCGTGACATCCAGTCCAACTTGGACAAGGCCTCGGATTTCGTGGTCAGTGGCAACATGCGGCAGGTGATTGATGATATTGTCAGCGCCGACCCTAGCATTGACAAGCATGTGGACATGGTCAAGACAATTGCTGACTTGGTGCCTCAATTCAAGGTAGGCCCCGGCATTGCGCTCTACGACAACCCCGTCATCAAGAAGAACATGGAGACACTCCTGCGTGAGTCTCCTTCGTTCCGGGCCTCGACTGAGGCTTCGCTGCGTGACTTGGGTAATGCCATCAAAACCCGCCAAGCCGCGTTGTTTGGCACAGCGTCCAATGCGGATGTAGTGCGTCAGATCAGGAATTCCGTGGGCACCTACGGGGTCGATCTCAGCAACGTCAACAAGCAGATACGGAATATTGATACTGCGATTGATGGTCTCCTTGAGCGTGTCCGCACCACCAGCGAACCCGTGGACATCGGCGCCGCCACCACACGCCTGATAGATGCCAAGGAGAAGGCCCTCCGGGCAAAGAACACAGCCGAG